GTGGCAACATACCACGTGACAATGGTGAAGGCTTCCATAGGCGAGTTATTAAGATCAAAGCAGAAGACAGTCCTAATGTTCGTCGTGCTTTACTACAGAAGGAAGCAGGAATTGTGCCAGACAATAAAGTGATTGTTCCTGGTATCAAGACGTATGGAGACTACGAAAAGAACTTAAAGTTATGGGATGAAATACAAATCTGTGTTTGCCTTCATGCTGAATTCTATGAAGGTGCTGACGTTTATATGTACCCCAAGGCTTGGTTGGACTTAGCTGAAGAACGTGCTAAGTTCCTTAAGACAAGTAGGGCAGTACGTAAAGCAAGAACCATAGGAGTAGATAGTGCAGAAGGGGGCGACAATACTTCGTGGGCTATCAGTGATGAACTAGGTTTGATTAAGCTAGTAAGCAAAAAAACACCTAACACTGCTGTTATTACAGGCGACACGATAGCCCTTATGCGTGAGTATGGTGTTGACCCTGGTAATGTACTATTTGATCGTGGTGGTGGTGGCAAAGAGCACGCTGACAGGCTTAGAGAGCAGGGCTACAACGTGCGAACGGTTGCATTTGGCGAGTCGGTTACACCAGAAAAGAAACGGCGGGGCATGGTAACTACACTAGAGCACCGTAAGCACGAGGATGAAGAACGCTATGCTTATAAAAATCGTCGTGCTGAAATGTATGGTATGTTAAGACAGAGGTTGAATCCTAATACAGACAGCCAACGATCTTTGTTTGCAATACCAAGGGAGTACTATGTGGTACGCCAACAACTTGAGCCTATACCACTAACTTACGATGGTGAAGGGCGTATGGTACTGCCTCCCAAGCGTAAGTCAGACCCCAATAGTAAAGTAGTAACGCTAGTTGATTTGCTTGGCTGTTCACCGGATGAAGTGGACGCTTTAGTTCTTAGTGTGTATGGTATGGAAAAACGTGTATTCAAAACCCATGCAGGTGTTCAGTAACTTATCTGGTTTATTTGTTATAGGCTACCCACAATAAAGTAAAATTAAAATGTTCACTGCAATTATTGTTATGATAGGTGTGTTTTTAGGTTCTCTTACGTTAGGAGTAGTCGTTATGGATGAACCCGGTCATTCCAATGAATTGTGTGCTTGGTTCTTTACGATAAGCGTAGCTGCGTTAATTTCTATCCTTGTTCTATTGGCTTGTAAATAAAGGAACGTATTATGGAAGAAAAACTTGAAATTGTTTGTAACTTTATTGTGGTTGGTTGCTTAATTCTAGGTATTGTAATTGGTCTACTTGGTATTTGGTCAGCTATTTCTCCTGATATTTTATGGAAGTCTTTCTACAGTGTATTGCTTTTGTTTTCTGGAGCCTTGATTCTTAATGGTGTGATCATCAGCAAGAATAAGCTAGGAACTTAAAATGCTTATTCAACTACCTAACTTAGATTGGATTGACCATACAACAGTCATGCAAATAAAGGTTGTTAATGACAAGTATGATGGAATAGGTATTGAAATTGTAACAAGAATAAGTTTAGAAGCCACATTACTTCTACCAAAGAAGTTATGGATAAAACTTCCTTCACTGCAATTAGCTAATGAGTTACGAGATAAACTAGCCGCTTCAATCAATACTTGTTACCAATTACAATGAGAATTCCACTAAGTAAACCCACAAATGAAGACTTCTAAACTTTGTGAAAAATGCCAATTTAATGAAGCCGTAAAGGGTGGAAGATTCTGCAGTCAATGCGGAAAATCCATTCTTGCTGAATTAAGATCTATAGGCTATCTTACAAAAATCAAATTTAATGACCACGTTGGGCAGAATAGAATTTCTGAATGCAAAGAAAATACCTATGAAACTAAATATGGTAGAGACTAATGAGAATCCCACTAAGTAAACCCACAAATGGTATCGTAATACGCATAGATTGGAAAGCGTATTACTTGAAATTTGTTGAGCAGCACGGTGGCTTTCCTGTTCATTACTTAGGGAGGCTACTGTTTAGAGATGGGTGGATGTACTCAGCAACAGATCATAAAGGGCCAGAGTGGAATCCTCTCTATGACAACGAAGGGAAGGAAGTACCTCCAGAAAAACTTATAGAATTGAAAGTAGCCTATTGGTCGTTAAGGTTGAAAAGCTTGCGTTTAGCTCATAGGGAGCTTGTGCAGGCTTTTGATTCGTTAAAGCAATTGCAACTTTCTCGCAGTGCTCCTATGCAGCATACGGTAACTTACGTTGATGATGAGGGTATTCGTGTAACAAAGTCCGTGGATCTTAACTTACAAGCACTAGAAACTCGTATGGAATGGGCTGCTAAAGACGTTGAAGAGTGCGAATTGCATTTAGCCCAACTTGTTCCAAATGTAATGAATTCTGTTGCTTAATTCCTGTTCCCTTACTGTACTATAAAGGACTGATCATGTCACACTTAGAAACCCTTGCCAGTGACCCCATTGCTTTTAACAAAATCCAAGAAATGATTACCAATGCTTCTAGTTCACGGTCTGAACTATTAAAAACGTTTATGGATCCACGCCGTAATCTTAACGATGAATGTGGCTACCCTGATACAAAAGATATTGATGCAAATACGTACAAGGATATGTACGATCGCGAGCCTGTTGCCACTCGTGTAGTTCAACTAATGCCTCAAGAATGTTGGAAAGTTTCACCTGATATCTACGAAGATGAAAATGCTGAAACAGAAACAGAATTTGAGAAGGCTTGGGATAGTTTGGCTACTTACTTAAGAGTACGTAGCTGGTATAAAGATCAAGAAGGTAACCCTGTATGGGAGCACTTATATCGTGCAGATGTACTATGTGGATTGGGTCACTTTGGAATTTTGTTAATTGGTATTGACGATGGCAAAGACTTAGCACAACCTGTAGAAGGCGTAACAGATGGGCGTGAATTATATTCTACTACTGTTCAGGGAGATGGCTCTACTCAGGCTGTAGATGTTAAAGTTGCTACTGAAACTTCAACTACTGCAGAAGGTATTCAGCCAACTTCCCTAGAAGGCACAGATGCTCAATACAATCTTACGCAGTTCTACGTAAGTGATTTAGCAAAACCTTCTACACAGGAAACCCCTAAAGCACAAGCACGTAAACTTCTATTCTTACGCTCGTTTGATGAGTCACTTGTGCAAATTACACAGTACGAGAATGACCCCACTAGCCCACGCTATGGGCAACCTGTAATGTATTTGGTAACGCTTAATGACCCCAATGAAAAGCATAGTGGTACGGGATTGCCTATGGCTTCTGTGCATGTGCATTGGACACGTGTGATTCACCTAGCTGATAACCTTGGCAGCAGCGAAGTCTTTGGTGTGCCTCGTATGCGACCTGTATTCAACCCGCTTATGGACATACGTAAAGTTCGGGGTGGCAGTGCTGAAATGTACTGGAGAGGTGCATTTCCTGGCATTAGCTTAGAAACCCATCCTCAATTAGGTGGTGACGTTTCAGTTGATACGGATGCAGTCCAGGATACAATGGAAAACTACATGAACGGACTGCAGAGGTACTTGCTCAGTATGGGCATGAGTGCTAAGACCTTAGCTCCTCAAGTAGTTGACCCAACTGCACAAATCAATATTCAAATTGATTGTGTCTGCATTCAGTTGGGTATTCCTGTTCGCATATTCAAAGGTAGTGAACGGGGTGAACTGTCTAGCACGGAAGATAAAGGTCAGTGGAATGAAGTTGTGCATGGTCGTCAGGTAGGGTTTGTTTCACCTAGAATTGTAGTACCTTTCATTGACCGGCTTATTCAAATGAATGTCTTACCGGTTCCTGCCTTAGGCTACCACATTAAGTGGCCTGATATGAACTCACTTACTAGAGTGGAACAGGCTACAATAGCCGTACAAGAAACACAGGCTTTATCCGCTTATGTAAGTGGTGGCGTAGAAGCAGTAGTTGCTCCCAAAGACTACCTCACGCGAGTGCTTAAGTGGACGGATGAGGCAGCAGATGCAACTTTGCAAACTGCTACAGACGCCATAGAAACTCCTGAATCTACTAACAGCCCACTATTGTCTATGGTTGGTGGTATGACAGGTATGCTAGAATTGTTTAAAGGTTACAGTGAAGGTGCTATGTCTCGTGACACGCTCAAGCAATCCTTGGTAATGTTCTTCAAGCTGTCTGAAGCAGACGCTGAAGATCTTATCGCAGATAGTGAACCAGCTCCGGCCCCTGCCCCTACACCCTCATTTCAGAAAGTACGCGAAGGTGAAACCTTACTTGACGGTGATGGCACCGTGGTTCATGATAAAGTAGCTACACCCAAGCCTATTGTCAAGCCTGCAATTAAACTTGTACCCAAGCAATCACCAAAAGTCGTTTAGCTTATACTGGTTTATTAACGTAGGCGACTAAGGGGGCAGTTTATTTTATTCTTAATAAATTACTAGAAAAGAACAGTACAGATGCAAGATTATCAAATTCGTGTTATAGAAGAAAAGAAAGTTCTTGACGATAAAATTCGTTCATTATCCGCGTTTATTGAACATAGTGCAATTTTTAAGAATTTGTCATTTACCGAACAGCAGCAGTTATTACATCAAGAAACTGTAATGTTAGAATACTCACAAATCTTAGGTGAACGAATTTCTGCATTTGTATAAACTATTTAAGTTTAGGAGATCGCATCATGAGCAGAGGCCTTGCACTAAACGCAGCAGACCATGAAACGATTGTTGCTTTGTACAATCAAGGATTTGGTTCTACACTAATTGCACGTAAGATGAACCGTAGTGAATCTTGCATTAAGAAAGCTGTAACTGCTTATCGTAAATCCAAGAACATTACAGACAGAAACTACTGCAATAATCTGCTTCATGTTTCTTCTGCAGACATAGTTAAACGTATTGCAGAAGTGCAAGCAAGGTGGACTGAAAAAGAGTTTGCTAGACGAGCAGGCTACGTTAAAGAGCCTTATGTTCCTAAGATGTACACTGTTCAATTAGATAGCAAAGTTGGTGCTCGTACTCTCTAGTGGCTTAATAGCTTATTTGTTTAGTTAATAAGGATTTCAGTATGAAAACTGCTCAACGATATCTTCACTCACGTTCTTTTCAGCACGTGCATAACGTATTCTGCCCTACGGGTAAGGGTGGGGGTGTAGACCCAACGTGTAAAGTTGGTAGTCCTTCTTTCAAAACAGTAAGCGACGCAGAAGCATATATTACTAAAACTGGACTGGCTAGCCTTGCTAATCTAAACGGATTGACTCCAGAAGAGGCTAGTGGGGTGGTGTCAGGTTTAATTAAGAGTATGACTGTGGGTGGTGTACAGTTAAAACTAAAGAGCATTAGTGTCGCTGAAGGATATGCTAATGAGCCTACAGCTTTTGGTTGGGGAGAAGGACACATTAGAATAGATCCTAAGGGTATTGAAATGGCACGTAGCCATGATCCAGATAAAGTCATAGAAATGTTCAAAGATGAACCTATTGGAAAACGTAATTTTTTAACTCAAGATGCGGTTAATGTAAGAGAGTATTTTGAACTAGCTATTGCCCATGAAGTGGGCCACCATGCAGAAACTGCATTACTGCTAGACGTACAAAAGGGTGTTAGAAATTTTGGGAGTATTAGTGAAAATGAAATTTTGACTTTATCAGCGTATGCCACTCAGCATCCCGTAGAAATGTTTGCAGAACTTCATGCCGCTCATGTAACTGGTAGGCTTCATAAGTTTGAACCTAAATTGCAAGGACTGTACGATTCAATCATTAAGACGGCTGACCCAGATCCAATTAAAGTTTATATTCGTAATGTTAAATCCAATCAAACAACTAACGTACATCAGTGTATACGTTCTACAACGGCTAACGTATTCTGCCCCACTGGAAAGGGAGGCGGAATAAACCCTACTTGTAAAGTACATGGACACGTCAGTATTCCAATGAGTACAGATGCAAAGGGTTTTAACACGTATGCGGGAATACATGAAACAGAGTGGCAAGCATGGGCCTACGAAGATAAAAATATTAAGATGGCACTGTCTGGAAAATCTATTATTGGAGATTTAGATTCAAATGGTTCTCCTATTACAGAATCTTACGCTAGAGAACTGCATGAAACTGGTAAGAAACTTGTGAAAGCTTCTGAAACGTATTCTACTCCACAAGAAAAATTGTATAGGGGTGTTAGCTTTGAATCAAAAGCAGAAGCTTTGAATCATTTTTCAGTAGGGAAGACTATAGAAACTAGCTTACTGACTGCCACAACACCTAGTAAGGAAACGGCAGAAGAATATGCTACTACAGAAGAAAGTCAATTTCCTGTAGTTATGAAAATGGTTAGTGAAACAGGACATCGTGGTGTTTATACGGCACCTTTAGCTCTTCCCTATAAAGACCTAACTAAAATGACTGAAGGCGAATTTGTAATGCCTGCAGGAGTCAAATACAGAGTTGAATCTTCAAAAGTTGTTAAAGGTGTTCTTCAAGTTGAGTTAAATCGAACTTTTGAAGGTGCATTAAAGCAAGTAGTTGACCCAACTCCAGCAAGCATTTCTGCACCAAGTAAGAGTTCACCTAAATCAGCTAATCTACCAGAAGGGGCTAAGTGGATTAAAGGCTCGGTAGGGACATACTACTATTTGAAAGGAAAGTTTTATAAAGTAAAATCTCAAACAACTAACGTTCAACAATGTACTTGCAACATAAGCAAGTCTTCTACTAAACCAACAGCACGTAATCCACTTAGAGGAGATCCTACAAGAACAGCCACACTACGTCGTAAGTTTATTGCAGACCTAGAAACTCGTTTTAGTATGATTGGTAAAGATGTACGTAAACTAATTTTAGAAGAAGATGCTTTTGATTTAGTACGTTCTACAACTGCTAATGTCTTTTGTCCTACAGGAAAAGGTGGGGGAGTTGACCCTACTTGTAAACCGGGGGGAATTAAACGTGGTGGGGGAGGGTCTGTACTGCCACAAACTACAGAAGTTCCTTTTCGATCTTTTGAACCCGACTTTATAGATCGTGTCAGTAAAACTATAGCAGAATCTCTTAATTTTCCTGTAGAAAAAATAAGCGTAGAAGAGGGTACTAAATCTTTTATAGTTGGTGGACAAGAGTATTTAGAGGCCGGCCACTACCACCCGGACTTAGACGAAGTACATGTTAGGTCAGGGTTTAATTGGCAAACTACAGATCAAATTGTAACTGTTGTTAGCCATGAAGTGCAACACCATAAATACAATAAAGTACGTGAGGCATTATCTATTGAAGAACACAAGATTTGGGACAGTTCTAATCCTAGCGATATAATTAGAATGAGTGGTCAACTCAAAGAAGGGCAAGATAAAAATTTTCCTGTCTATGCTAAGCTTCATGAAAAGTTTGAATCACTAGATTTCAAACAGGAACTTGCTGACGGTGATGGTATAACAGAGTATAGTAAAAGCTATTGGAAAGACTGGTCTGACCATAAGCATGAACCACGTTCAGCGGACAAATTTGATTTAGCAGTTAATGAAACTCTTGCTGAAATGGCTGCTCTTAAATCTCAAGCAAGTCCTATAAAAGCCGCTAAACCTTGGGAAGCTTTGTACAAAACAGTGGAGCAGTCTTACACTTCTATCAATAAGAAATCATACCCTAATAAACTACCCAAGCTAGGTGAACCCATTAAAACTAAACCTGTTCTAAATGCAGAAATCCCTTTGGTTAAAGACATGGGTAATGGTTTAGTTGAAATTAGGTTTGCTGATGGAACAATTAAATTTGCTCAAGCTGTAACTAACCAAACTACTAAACAAGTAGCCAACGCAGGTAGATTTGAGTTTAACACTACACCCCAGAAGATAGAAGTATTTAGGAAGTGGCTTAAACGCAAGATGGAACAGTTGCTTATAGGTGAAGAAGCAAAGTTAGAAGATGATTGGTGGAATAAGTACATTATGGAAGGCTATGCTAAAGGTGCAGGTCGTGCCTTTGAGGATACACGTAAGCCCTACGCTCGTGGGTACGCAAGCGAAGGTAGAATAAGTGACTTTTATCGTGGTACTAAGGAAGAGTTTTTACGTAGTTCATTTGCTCAACCTGTAGCCAAAGAAAAGGTTAAACTACTTGCTGGACGTACTTACACAGACTTAAAAGGCATAAGTGAAAGCATGAGCACTAAGCTAGTACGAGTTTTAACAGACGGGTTAGTGCAGGGTAAGAATCCACGTGTTATAGCTAAGGACATTGCTGACGTAGTAAATGGCATAGACCGTAAACGTGCTTTAACAATCGCACGAACTGAAATTATTCGCTGCCATGCTGAAGGTCAGTTAGACGCCTTTGATAGCTTAGGCGTTACTGAAGTTGGAGTAGCGGCAGAGTGGAGCACAGCAGAAGACGAAAGAGTGTGTGAACTATGCCAACCTTTAGATGGTATAGTTATCAAAGTTAGTGAAGCACATGGTCTTCTTCCTAGACATCCAAACTGCCGTTGTGCCTTTATTCCAGCTAACGTAGGTGAGCAAGACAAAACACAAAAACGTACTAAAGCACAAGTAGAGAAAGCAATTGACAAAAGTATTGAAGCGGAAATACCTACTTCCAAAGAAGATGAACGTACACTTGCACAACAACGTGAACTAAGTAAATGGCAGGGTGCAGATGCTGATATAGACAAACAACGTCCTAAGTCTGTTCTTAATAAATAATCCAAAGCCAATCTATAAGGAGCGAATTTTGAATAATCTTAGGTTTACACCAACACAAGAAAAACTATTGGCAATTCTAGCGGATGGTGCTCCCCACTTACGTCAAGAACTGTTAGACGTATTTGATGACCCAATGCCTACCCGTAAAAAACTGACTAACCACTTAATGGCTATTCGTAAAGTTCTACGTCCTATAGGCCACGACATTGTATGCCAGCTACTCTATCAAAAGTGTTACTACAGGCATGTCCGGATACTGGCCCCTCTTGACCGTGAGTAATATGCTTAGGCTTTAGGTAGGGCAAGGTAGCCAATATTTTCCCTTTGGTAAGCTTTGGCTAGGGGCATTTAAGCGTTTGGCGGGCTTAAACCACTACAAATACCCTATTTAAGCCCAAACGCTCTAGCGTGTGCCGTAGAGGCTTAAATAAGTAGGCCCCATAACCACGTTTTTGACTTCTAAATGTTGTGTATC